GTCGGCCCGCCGGCCGGCTGCATCGGCGTCGGGGTCGGCTGCCCGCCGTAGACGCCGCCGTTGGCGTACGCGCCGGGACCCCGGTTCAGGTCGCCGATCAGGCCGCCCACGGAGGCGGCTCCGGGCTGCGCGCCGGGCATCTGGAAACGGCCGGCGGCCTGGTTGATGACGTTCCTCAGTTCGGGCGGCGTGCTCTGGACGGTCTGCATGTACTGGACCCAATCGCCGGGGCCGCGGAGCCGGCTCTGAAGGTCGAGCAGTTGGACCATCGTCTGGTTCTGCATCTGCTCGCGGGGCAGGGTCGGCATCTGGCCGCTGATCCGGCCGCCGGTGATCTGCGATAGGTGCTGCTGGGCGACGTTCTCGGGCAGGCGGCCCCCGGTCGCGGCGGCGTACTGGTGGCCGACCTCGCCCATCCGGGCCGCTTCCTGCGGACTCAGGCCCGGGACGATCTGCTGCCAGATCGCGGCCGCGGCTTGCGGGGTCTTCTGCTCGGGCGGGAGCCGGTCCCAGGCCGCTTGCGCCTGGTCGGTCAGCCCCTGGCCGGCTTGCGGCTCGACGTAGCCGCTGAGCTGCCCGCGCTGGTAGGCCTGGTTGAAGGCGTCGCGGGCGCGCTCGAGGGCGATCCGCTCCCGCTCGCGCGCGTCCAGGTTCTGCATCGCCGGGATCTCGACCTGGCGCAGCCGTTCGTTCAGGTACGCCTGCTGGGCGGCGGCCTGGGCGAGCTGCAAGGCGATGTTGGCCGCGCTGGGGTTGTAGCCGGTGTCGCCGCCGGCGTCGGTGGCCCCCCCGGCCGCCGCGCGTTGCAGCCGGGCGTACTCGGCCTGCACTTCGGCGTCGGAGGCGTTCCACCACTTGGACGAAGTTCCCTGCTGCGAGGCAGCGACGAGTTGCATCCGCTGGCTCTGGATATCCGGGGCATGGCTCCCGCCGGGGATCTGGCCCGGCCGCGTCTGGGAGGTCGGCTGCGGACCGCCCCGGCCGAGCGAGCCCGTCGGCCAGCCGTTCGATTGCTCGATCTGGTCCTTCTGGAAGTCCGCCAGGCCAGCGGCGTTCTGGATGTCTTGTTTGGTCGGCACCTACGGACCTCCCTTCGCCAGCTCGAGCGCGATCTTCTCGAAGCCGTCCACGCCGACCCGGGCGAGCAGTTGGTCCCGGCCCGGCTGGTTCGGCGTCCCGTCAGGCAGCCACATCATCCGCTGGTAGTAGGCCAACGCCTCGGCCTTCGTCGGCGTCGTCACCTGCGGGGCCAGCGGCGACCCCAGGATCGCCTCGGCCAACTCCGTCGAGCGCCGCTCCGCCCACTCGACCAGATCGGCGGCCAGGCGGTCTGCGGTGTGCTGCTTAGGCACCGGTCGGTCCCGTCCACCCGACGCGCTCGCACGTCAACGCCCACGCGGCGGAGTTCCAGCCCGTCAGTCGGTAGTCGGCTTTGCCGTTGCTCACGATGATGCGGACCACGTTGTCTTCGAGACGGATGCTCGAGCCGTGCGCCTCCACGTTGAGCAGTTCTGGGTTAAGCAGAAGCCGCTCGGGCCATCGGTCGACCGTAACGCGCTCCGCGAGCGTCTCAGGATCGGTGTGCACCGTGAACGTCAAGCGTTCGTCCATCTTAGGGTCCCGGTGCCGGCTGGCCCGGTAGGCCGCCGGGCTGCTGGATAGCGGGTATCCCGCCCGGTGCGCCGGCGGGCACGGCGGGTATCCCGGGCCCCTGCCCCGGCATAGTCGGCGCGATCGGCATCCCCGCCTGACCCGGCTCGAAGACCTGGCCCATCCCCTGCAAAGCGTCTCCTGGCTGCTCCTGCGGCTGACCGAGGGCGTTTTGGGCGTTCTGCATCGCGGCTTGCTGGCCCTGGGCCATCTTCTCGTCGACCCGCTGCCACAGGTACTGCTGGACCTGGGGCCGCTGCTTCGCCTGCTCGTACAGGATCTTGAACTCCGTTTCGTCCGGGTTCTTGCCCAGTTCCTCCTGGGCCTCCGCGACGGACTCGAAGCCGTTCTTGACCATCTCGGCGTGCTTGCGCACGTCGATCAATTCCTCGTTGGTGGCGTCCGAGTTCAGGCGGACCTTGTAGCGGTGGTCCCCGTTCAGGTCGTCGGGGCCGATCGAGACCACGTTGGTGCGGCCGCGCTTCTTCCCGCTGGCGCCCTCGACGTAGACCGTCTCGCCGACGCAGTTCTCGATCAGCCAGGACTCGAAGCCGACCCGCCTAGCCATACAGCGCTGCGCGTTCTTCACGAGGGGATCGAAGGCGATCCGGCCGAGCCTGACCGCCTGTGCGAGCTGGTAGCCCGAGTCGGTCGTGTCGACGATGCCTTGCAAGACCTTGGGCAAAATCATCTCGAGGAACTCGCGGACCTGAGCCACGGCTTCGGGGAGAGCGGCGCCGGCCCTGGGCTGCTCGACGGGGCCGATGTCGTCGTCGAAGACGGTGCCCGGGACCAGGGTGGCCGGCTCGCGGGGTCGTGGTAGGCCGTCCTCGCCAACTTCGGGCTCGGAGAGGCCGCTGCCCGGCGGCGGGCGGTTGCGCTTGTAGGTGGCGAGCCCCGTCATCACGGCGTTGATCTGCTGGATGGTCAGCAACTCGTCGAGCCAGACGAACAGGTCCAGGAAGCCGTACAGCACGCCCAGGCCGGCGCGATGCGGCAGGCGAGACTCCGTGGTCGTGCCCCGGCAGTGGAAGTAGGGACCGCGGAGCGCCTTCGTGAGCGGGTCGGCGTAGCGGTGCGGGAACCGCTTCACGAGGGTGGCCGCCTGGCCGGGGTCGGAGACGCCGCTCTGCCCCGGTCCCGAGAGCAGGTAGATGCACTCGGCCGGCGTCCAGATCTCCGACATCGTGAGCGCGCTGGTGCCGCTCATCGCGCGGGACCAGTTCTCGGCGGGGAGGGCCTGACCCAGGGCCGCCGGGACGACGCGGCCGTTCTGGTCGAGGGCGTGATCGTACTTGACGAGGGTCTCGAGGTAGGGGACGCGCTTGTGCTCGACCTGGCAGACCGCGCCGTGGTCGCCCTTCCAGTAGTAGAAGGTCGAGGGGTCCACGTCGATGGAGCAGATCGGGTAGGGGGCCTGGGTCTTCTTGTACTCCTCGGTCCGGTGGTGGTAGAGCCGGTCCTTCGCGTCGCCGTCCAGCCTGGCAAGGTCGCCGCTCTCGAGCCGGCCTTGCAGCTTCTTGCTGTAGTCGGAGTAGGCGCCCCAGAGCGTTTTCGAGCGCTCCACCGTCTTCATCACGCCCTCGCCCTTGGAGACGATCGGGCGCATAAAGCGCCGGAACAGCGGCTCGTCGGCGGCGTCCTCCTGGGCTTCCCAGGACGCGTTGAAGAAGTGCTCCCGGAGGGTGCTGTTGGCCTGGGCGGCGTCGGAGGCGTTGCCGTCGAGGGGCTTGTAGACCTCGGCTGCCTCGACGGTCAGCGCGGCGGTGATCGTATTGATGAAATGCACGGCCAAAGGATTCCTACGTGCGCGGCCGATCTTGCGGTAGCCCTTGGGGATGTTGGGCCGGATGCGGCCGTAGACCACGTCGTCGATGTACTCGTACAGACGGTCGCGGTCCCGGAAGTCCTCGCGGAGCATCCGGACCAACTCGACGTAACGCGCCGTGGCCTTGGAGGGCTGCTCGGTGCTGTTCGTGCCGAGGGGGGCCAGCGCGGTCGTGACCATCTAGCCGACCTGGACCTCTCTGGTGCCGACGCGGGGCGGCGATGCTTCGGCGACGAGCAGGTAGCGGAGCGCGTCCACGGCGTGGTCCTCCGTCTTGGTGTGACCGATCTTGTCGGCCAAGTCTTCGGGGTCGAGCGGGTCGTGGACCATCGCCGGCAGCGTGCGCTCCAGGTTGGGGCAGCGGCCCCGGAAGACCTGCAAGCGCGGCGGCTTCTCGGGGCCGTGGGCCAGCGCCGCGCGGACGACGGACCAGCCCGACTTGCGGTTGTTGCCGGCGGGTTCGAGCCGCACCCCGCCGGCGCGGTAGACGGCGGCGATGCTCGGCAGGTTCGCCTCGGTCCGCTTGTTGAACATCGAGGGATCGCCGACGTGCAGGGCGTAGAGACTGGAGGCCTCCGGGACCTTGAGAGTTTCCC